AGAAGTCCATAGCTTTTACATTGCCGTGCGCCGACTGCTTCAGAGCTGCGTCCACAACTACATCAAGGTTTGTTGCGTCTTCTCTAAGCTGTAAATCCTCT